GTTGCCACTAGGGCCCGCCGTCGTGCAGGTAGCCGTTACGGAGCCGCTAAGGAGCCCGGCGGCGATGGCTAGGTTAACATCGGAGGTAAAAACGAGCCCGCTCCCGGCGCTTTGCACCGTCGTCCCCGCCGGGACGACCTGGGTAACGGCGTAGGTCTTATCTAGGGTAAAGTCGAGCGTCGTTACCGCCGGGGAAGCTGGAAGCCGTTCGGTATTAAAAAACATGCCCAGCGCATCCAGGAACCCGCCTAGGGAATAAGGCAGGAGATTCATTTTGGCGCTTTGGTCGATGAGCTGCCGTTCCTGCACGAGATAGGCGACTAGGGAATAGAGAAAGTTAGTCCGCCGGTCGGCTAAGGTTAGGTTAAGCGTCTCTCCCGTCGCCTCGTACCAAGCGTTCTGAAATCCACTTACCACCGCCGCCTGCAGCGCGGCGACGTCCACGTTACAAAAGGAGATCGGAGGTAAATTGGCAAACGGGTCGGCGACGGCCATACCCCGAGAAATACTTCGGTCCCCTAAGCCCTAGGCGCGGGAAGTATTTCTAGGCCGCAATGACGGGAGCACTCGGACCGGTAATCTTTAGTGGCGGACTCGGAAGCATGAATGACTTCCACGCCATAAACAAGCATCGGAAAGAGACATTCATTAAACACAGAGTCATCCAGGCCAACGATTTAATCGAATCCACCGGCTCCGACCCGATCGAGCTATCGATCGAGATGCATTTCCATGCCCCCTATACCCTGGGCCCCGGCATTGCCCTAAGCGCGCTAGAGGCGCTGCAGGCGGCCAAGATACCCGTCCCGCTAATCATCGGCTCCACCCCGGTCGGGCGCGGTTTCCTTACCCTTTTCGTTATCGAGGAGATCTCGATCAAGATGTCGAAGTTTATCGCCGGTTCCGTTATCATCGGAGATATCGATGTTAAGTTATTAGAATATCCCAACGCCTTCGGCCTGGCCGGGCCGCTCTCCGCCCTAGGCGGCGCGCTCCCGGGATTATCTAACGCCGTCGCCTCCCTAACCAATATCGTCTCCCCCTTCGCCGGGATCGTTAACCTGGCCGGGGCGGTCACCGCCCCCCTTACCGCCGGGATCGGCGTGCTTAAGACGATAGCCGGTGCTAGCCCCGCCGCCGCTATTACCTCCCTCGTCTCTTCGCTTAAACCGGGTTCCGCCGTTTCCATTACCGCCGCCTCGGCCGCGACGGTGCAAACCGCCCTAGCCAATATCCGAAAAGCCGGATTTTAAGCATGATCGTTTACAAAAGCTTCTCCGCCTTCGCCGGTAATACCAAGTACCTCGTCGACGGAGCCTTCCAGTGGGACATGGAGGTGCTCGAAAACTCGGTCGAGCTAGTCCTTTCGAACGTCTTTAACATCCTGGCTACCCCCTTCGGCACCCAGCCGCTTTTGCGGGCCTTCGGGCTCTCCATGCGTTGGATTGATCAGCCCGGATCGTTAGGCATTATGCAGGCCCGCACCGCCGCCCTTCTCTCCATCTCGATCTGGGAGCCGAGGGCCCATGTGCGCGCCCTGGACTTTATCCTGAACCCGGGGGACGTCATGGCCGGGATCTACGACGTGCGGATCGAGCTAGAGGTCGATTTAAGCTTGCCGGTCAATACGGCTCTCTTTGCCCCGCCCGCCCCGGTGAATACCTGGGTACTCGACGCGCCTTTCGACGGGGTTACCGTGCCGACCGCTATGCAAGAGCTACTAACCTTATAGAAAGCGTCCTAGAACGTCGTATAAGCCCGCAGGAGCGTTTTCTAGGCACCTTTCCGCTAAAATCTATCGGCTCGCGTGCTCCCGTAAGCTTAAATCGACTTTTAGCCCTCCTACATCCTAGCTCGATATCGCAAACCAGCTATAACTAACTGGCCCATTAATGGTTGACAGGCTCTTTTTTAGGTTGTTTTTCGGATTGCTGTGTGCCGTTAATCCGGCGGTCCCAGGTGTTTAATCCGGCTAAACCGAAAACGAGGGCCGTCAGGCTTTGGAAATAGGGCACGATAAATTTGGCTTCCTGTAGGCTTTCCGACCAGCTGGCCGCCCAGTGGGGGGGCTGGAAAGAATCGGAGACGATCCGCACGATTAGGACTAGTAAAGGTATGCTTAAAAAGAGGATGACTGTTCCCCAGCAAAGCATTCTTCGCCATAGCGGTTCTACCGGCATATTCTCTTAATTACTTCACGTTTTAATCCGGGGGGCCGTGCCCTCCGGCGAAATGGGCGAACTGTTTAAACTCGGAGGTGCCGTCGACGGTTAATGTGCCAATAATGTGTACGTTGCCCGCCTTATCGATCGTCGTCCCATTTAAGGAAATCGAAGGGGCGGTAATCGTAGCCGTCCCGCCGACCTGCGCCGTTAAATCGCCGCCCACGGTCAAATGCCAGGTCCCCCCGCTATAACTAATCGTATCTCCGTTTATGGAGAGATGGAGGGATTGCACCCCGGCAATAGTTAGAGTGCCGGATTGCGGCTCGTGCTCGAAGTAGGCCCCATTCTCCGTGGCCAGAGCGATGGCGTCGATCGAATTAGGCACGAAAACCGGGTTATTGCCCGTCCCGTTAGCCGCAATGACGATGCCTTGCTCCACCCCGGTCGGGAAATGTAGCGTCGTAACGTTATCCCCGATGCGGGGGCAAAAGTGAAAGGCCGCTCCCGCCGCTCCCGGCTGACCCACCGAAATCCAGGTACTCGTTACCCCCCGGTCGGGATAGGAGACCATGACCTCCGGGCCGTAGAGCCCGTTGCGCCGGTCGACCACGGTGCCGTTGCGGATAAGGTTACCGAAAACCGCCTCCTCCCCCGCCGAGCCGTAATCTTCGTCCGTATGCATCGTTTTAACCCGGCTTGGCCGGTTCCTGCAGCGCTTTAGCTAACCAGGGGTCGTTCCAGGTCATGCTTTCCGGTAGCGGGTTGTGCCCCCCGAGGGAATCGTTCTTTACCAGGGCCGCCGTCGTCTTGGGGGTAACCGGCCCGGCGGGTAACACAGGGGGCGGCTCCGGTTTCGTTAGTTCGATCTCCATGCGGGAACCGCTCTTGCCCTGAAAGGTAAAAACCACCTCGTTGACGCACCAGTTGCCGTCGAAGTTTTTGCCGAAACCCTGCAGGGTATAGACCAGGCCCTCCTCCATCTTAGGGTCGAAGGGAAGCTCCATGCGGGGACATTGGCGGCGTTTGCGGTTTTTCTGGCTCAGTAGATTTTTAGCCGCCGCGTTGTGGGCGGCAATGGCGTTGGCGTCCCCCTCGTTGGGCGAAGTACCCGGCTTATCCTGCCCATTCTTGACCTCCTCCGGTAGGGCCGTCGGATCGTAGGGTGCCACCGGTTTCCCCGGCGAGGGCGGGAGGGGAGTCCAAACCACCGGATAAACACTAAAGGCCATTTCTTTTTAACCTCCCTCCGGCGGTTCCGGCATGGCCGTCGGGTCGAAGGGAGCCCCTTCCGTGAGCGGTTTCTTGGTGACGTTATGTGTAGGGCCCGGCTCCTTAGAGGCCGCGTCGGCCTGGCCGGTGGTTACCTTGCCGGTGCGCACATCCTTAGAGGAGACGACGGCGTGGCTATAGGTATCCTCCACGTCGTCGGCCAGCCGGTAGGAGATAATCCCCCGCCCCTTAATCCCTCCCCGGTTGCCCGGGCTGGGGGCGACGATAATCCCCACCGGCGGGGCGTGCTCGATCTCCTGCATGCTCACGATGGTAAGCACCTTGCCCTTGCCGTTATCCTTCACCTTATAGGAGAGGTCGTACTGGCGGCAGAATTTTTCGAGGAAGACGGCGTCGCTCTGGTTGTGCTGGTCGGCCCGGGGCACGGGCGGGTTCACCGAGGTGCGATAATCCAGCGTCATATGGTTATCCTTAGCGACCTGACCGGCGATGGTCTTGAGGTCGGTGCCCGTGGCCGAACGGCTCTTGCGGGTTAGCCGGAAGCCGGTAGAGGGGGGAATGGAGGTCGCCGTAATAATAACCGTCCCGCCCCGATCCTTGCTCTGCTCGATCTCCACCCGGGAGATCTCCATTTGCGTCGCGTCGCTAATTAAATGCTCGCCGGGATAGTTCCAATTGTAGGTCTCGACCTGGAGCTGTAGGGTCTGCTTGGTTAGGATGTTATAGTTGAGCCGGAAATAGCCCTCCGGATCGGCCAGGGCGATGGAGATGGTATCCGCCCGCTTATCGTTGCCGATGCCTCTCTTCCAACTAAGATTGGTAATCGAGGGCACCCAATCCGCGCTGACGTTCTTCCCGGCATAGGTAATAATCGGATTAGCCTGTCTAACCAAGGGGATCATAATTTCCTAGAAGAGAGCGGCGGTAAGGTTCCAGGGTTGCACGGCCACGTTGCTAGCTACGGCCACCCTCGGGATAAGCAGGATCTCCCCGCTATCGAAAAAGACGATCGTGTTCAGGGCCGGGTTGGCCCGCATTAGCACGTTGGCGTAGCGCTCCGCCCCGTAGAGCTTGAGCGCCACCTGATCCCAGGTCTCGTCCTGCTCCGTGGCGTAGATGGTAAAGGTTTGGTAAGCCATAAACGCGGGTAAACGCTTTAAACCACCGCCGCCCGGCTCCGGCGGGTATGCAAGACCCTCTCCACCGCGTCGGCGATGGCCTCCGGGTCGGCGTTGCCCTGCACGGTAATGTTAATCGTCGTACTACCGAGCCCCGCCGCTCCCGCCCCGGATAAAGGCAAAATCGCCTCTGGCCCGCTCTCCCCGATTAACGCCCGGGTAGGCCGTTTTACGATCCCGCCCAGCGCCCCCCGGAAGACGTCCACGTTGTATGGGTCTCGGGACCCGCTGCGATCTGCAAATCTCCAGGTCCGCCCGTACTCGTCGGTAAACATCTGGCCCGGCGAGACGCCGTACTTCGCCTGCGCCGCGTAACCGAGCGCCACATCTCCCGCCCGCAAAGGCCCGGTAATGCCCGGGAATGCGCCGACATGGTGGTAGGAATTCCAGTCGTAGGTCGGTCCCCCCGGCTGGTCTCCGGGAACGGAAGGCCCGTACTCGGTAAAGTGGGCCCCGGTAACCGCCCCGGAAAATCCGCCCGCACCCATGCCGAAGACGCCCCCGGCGAAGTTAAGCGCCGCTAGCTGACCGAGGGATTCGGTGACCTTATCGAGCGCCGCGTTAAAATGGACGAAATCGTTGCCGGTGGTCTTCTCGACCGCCTCGTTGAGCTTCTTTTGCGCCTCCGACCCTTCCTTCAGCACCTTGTTATGTTCTTCCAGGGCCTTGGCCGCCCTCTCCCTCTCCCTCGTCGCATCCTTTCTTAAATCCTCCTCGCTCATTCCCTCCGGGGAAATAACGCTCCAATCGTACTTATCCGTCTTAGGGTCGTAATAAGGGGGTTTAACCACCTTATCGAACAGGTGCCCAACCGCCGTGGCGGTTACGGCGGCGATGGTGGCAAAGATGGTGGCCCCCGCCGCCGAGCCGAGAAAGAAATTCTCTAAGAGAACGGGGATAGTGGCCTCATTTTTCGCCTGCACCGCCTCCCGGACGATTTCGTCGAGACCTTTACCCCCGGTGGCGGCGGCCCCCGCCGCTCGCACGGCGGCAGTCATCTTGGCCAGCATCCCGAGAAAGGTTAAAAAAACCGTACCCAGGGCTATGGTCGTTTCCGCCAGCCACTTGGTAATATTAATCGCAATCAGGGCTTCGAAACCGAAAATAGCCTTATCTATCCACTTCTTTACATCGTCGGGGTGGTCAACGAACCATTGGAAGGCATCGGTAATCTTGGTAAGGATATCCTGGCTAAGCTTGGTCGCCTTGTCCAACCAGGTACGCCCCGCCTCCGTCATAAAGCGGGCCATGATGACCTGGGTGTGCTCCTTATTCCACATCGGGCGGGGCTCCTTCTCGAATAACTCCACGCCGCCGGTAATCGCCTTCCATAAGCCCTCGAACATAGTCTTAAGCCGGTTAACCACCGGGGTATTGGCCAGCGCATCCCAGAGGTTCTTTATCATGGCCCCCCACTGCTTCCCGGTATCGATCATGGACTTGAAGACGTCCGTGAAGTTGATCTTGTCTAGCCAATCGTTAATCTCGTCGGCGATCGGGGAGATAACCTTCTCGAAGAATTCCCCGATCTTATTCTCGAAGTCTTCCCAGTGTTCCCCGAAGCGATAGAACATCCCCTCCATGCCCTCCATATGCGCTTTTATTAAGGGGAAGCCCTTATTTTCCCCCAGCTCCAGAATGGCCTTATTCAGCGCGTCGATCCCCTTCGCCCCGGCCAGCGCCCCCCCGGTAACCTCTCCCGTGCGCCGGGAGACCTTAGCCGGAGCGAAAGCGGCCGCCATCTGGGTAATCGGAATGCCGGTATCCGCCGCGATCTGTTGCAGGAGGGCGGTGCCCATGCCCCCGCCCCGGCCTATGCCCGCGATGGCCGTAGGCCGCACCCGCCCGGCGGCCAGCATAGGCCCTAGCTTGCCGTAGGCGGCCATAGTGGCTTGCGCGCCCGCTTCCGTGCCCCCGCCTACTCCGATAAGCGCCATGGCCATCCGCTCCGCCGCCTCCGGGGTACGAAAGCGGTCGCTACGGGCGAGCTGCGTCATTATGCGCATGGCCTCCTCGTGCCCCACCCGGGCTCGTCCGGAGATCCGCTCGGCGGCCTCCTCGTACTCCGGCGCTTGCGCTCCCCGGCCCCGCCCGGTCAAGGTAGCCCGCAAAGTGGCCGCCTCCGTTTCCCGGGCCCGGTGCACCTCGATCCCTTTCTTAAGAAGTTCCTCCCCAACCAGTGCTCCGCCCGCCGCACTTAAGACCCCGCTTATCCCGATCCATTCCAGGGGCTTATTTATCTGCTCGACGAAGGACTTATAGCTCTCCTTCATCTTCTCCATGGCCTCGTGCATCTTCTTTTGCGTTTCCTTGGCCGCCTCGGCCATGTGCTTAAAGGCCTCCTTAAAGGAGTGATCCATGGATTCGGCGGATTTCTTCGCCTCCTTCCTCGCCCCGTCGAAGGTCTCCTTATAGGCCCGGCCCATAACGGCGTTAATGGTGCGGGCGGTCGCGCCCTGCTTCTTTAGGAGGTCCTCCAAGTCCTTAAACATCTTCAGGACCTCCGGCTTAATCTTGCCGCCGAGGAGAATATCGAAACTAACGTCCGAAGCCGCTGCCATACGCGGGAGAAATACCCGAGGAGGACTATTCCGGCGGGGTCAGTAGCTCGGCGAGGGTAAGGCTCCACTCGACCGCCTCGTCGAGCGGTAAGCTTAACCAGTGCTCTACGGTCGGCGCGTGATGCGCCAGGCTTAGATAGAGCTTACGCCAGATAGCCGACGGATCGCCCTCGGGATCTACTCCGTCTTCGCGCTCTTCCCGCCCGAAAATTGAAAAGACGCCGCTTGTAGAAACATAAGCGGGAGGTCTTCGTAATGCATCTTGTAGAGGTCCTCCGGCGTGATTTTGTTTAGCTTCGCGACCACTAGGGACAAGAAGACCTCGCTCGTGAATTTATTAAAGGTAACCCGGGAATCTTCCGGAAATTTGCGCTGGTAGGTGCGGAGTAGCTCGAAGAGATCCTTCCCGGTTAGCACCCCCTTCGGGTCGAGGAGGAGCCACTTTATTTCCTTTCCGTCGACGTTAATGGGGGCGGAAAGATAGAAATAACGGACATCGTTGCCTGCCTCCGGGGAGACGACTTCTAGTTTCGGAGAAATTTCTTCTCCGGCTTCTCCGGCGGGCACGACGGCGAGATTATCGGCGCTCATGCCGGAGAAATACTCGGGAGGCGCTCCCGGCTAAGTGTTAGCCCGGGTAATGGCGTTTAGATCGACGCCATTAATTATACAAATATTTCCACCTTGGTCTATCTCCCAGTACTTAATCCCTCCCCACAGGAGGGCCAGGTAGGTGCAATCAAAAGTCAGGCTAACGCCCCCCTTGCCGGAGGTCTCCCGTTTTCCTAAATTGTAACCCTGGCTAAAAACAGTTAAAATAATTTCCTCCGGGTCTTCGTTAACCTGGCCGGAGCCGGTATCCGCGCTATAGATAGAGGCTAGGGAACGAATGCGCTGCCCGCCTCCGGAGAAAAGTTGCAAACTTTGCCGGTTGGTCGTGTGGAAGGTAATAACACACTCCATCGGTTGCGGATTGCCTTGAATGCCGAGGTTGCTCGAACCCGCCCAGGAGGCCCCTTTGACGGTGTCTTTTTCCCACTGCAGGTGCGGCAACGTAATGTCGGCGACGGCTACCTCTACTCCGTTGGCGGAGTAGACGTTAAAATTTTTAACCGAGAAAGGATAGACCGGCATACGCTAAGAAATACTCGGGATGGTTATGCTAGAGATCCAGGCGGTTAAGCCGTTGGCGTCGTAGGATTGCTCCACGATCAATTGCCTAATTGGAGTCGGCGGGGTCCACAGGACCGTGTAGGTGTATTTGCCAGCCTCGACATCGGTGGCTAGGTTCTTGGCCGGGTCGAAGCGCACCCGGGCGGTATTAGCCGCCTGAATGGCTACGAGATGGTTCAAATATTGCTGGATCGTCTCCCCGATCGTGGCCAGGTAACGCTGGTTGCCCGGGTCGTCGATAAATTGCTTTAACGTCAACGAAAGGGTATTGCCCAAGAAATTAAACATAAACCGCTCGTTGGTCCACATTTGCGGGATCTGTGTGGACAGAGGATAGTCGGTCGTATAGTCGCCGATTAATGTCCAGCCGGTGTCGTTCACGGCGGTAAAGACGCCGTAATTCTCGATAGAGGTAGCCGTACCGAGATCCATGCGGACGCTCTTGCCGTTAGCGAGGACCAAGCCGGTAATGCCCACGTTGTGCTTGTTAGAAGGCACGGCCACGGGCACATTCTGAAATTGAGCGGCGGTTACGTTCTGCGCTACCGCGTAAACCGTGGAGGCATGGTAAACCTTCGAGCCGAGCTGTATCATCGGCCACCCGGCGATGGCGAAGGCGGAGACGAAGTTGTGGGCGTTCTTCCAGGACCAGATCCCCGTCCAGTTGGTCACCGCCGCCGGATCGATATCGCAGATATAGACGCCCCGGAACTGCGAATTAGAAATGCTCTGCACAGCGGCGTTGGCCGCGCTAAAGAGATCCGGATCGGAGCCGTAGCCGGGGGCGATGAGCTGGGCGGGGACGATGCCGGTATCCGTATAACAATGCTGCAGATTCTCTAACCCGAGGGCGTTGCCGGAGGTGTCCGTGCCGCCGATAATGTCGTCGACATCAATGTTCGCCAGGTTAGGCGTATAGAAGCTAACCGTAAAGCTCGCCTCCAATGCCGCCGGAGAGCCCGCGTAGAGCTGGATGGTGCCGGTCTTAAGCGTATCGTCGTCATAGCTAAAGGAGTAGTCGACCCCCTCCGTATAGACATTGGAGGCCCCTTTTAAGACTAAACTGGCCAAAATAACTTCCCCGGTAACCGGGATCTCCATCTGCGCGTTAGGGACGAGGCCGCTATGCGAGACCGGCGTGCTCATCTTCCAGGGATCGAACACGTTACAGATAATAAGAGGGGAGGCGTTATTTTCCACGAAGGCGTAATCGTACAGCTCGCAAAGCGGGTAGCCGTCCGCCGGGTCCCAATCGCTACTAAAGCCGAGGGTCGTCATCCAGTCGGGCTGGGCATCGCAACGAACGTTAACGTTTACGACGCTGGCATAGCCGGAAGGCGACCATTGGTAGCCGGGCACGGCGTGCACCGGGGCCGCGCCCACGGCATAGATCGAACCGGCGGAAGCCTCGACCACTGGCACAACCGTGTCCAGGATATCGACCGAAATAACTCCACGGGGATTTTGCTGTGCCATAGGTTAGACTCGTCGGCGGCGGAAGGGTTGAAGCGGGGCGCGGAGGATCTTCGCCCCGGCGAAGGCGCGGGAACCGGGGGCGGGCCGGAGCCGGAAGACGGAGAGTTTACTAAACTGGTTAGCTAGGCCCGGGTCGCTCTTAAACGCCTCCTTTAGGTAGTCGGGAAGCTCTCCCCGGGCGAAGATCGCGTGGGTACGGAGGTTAAGATCCCGGCGCGGGGAACCCGTGTAAATAATGGCGGCGCTACTCATCTCTAAAGAGATTTACTTTTTAGGGCGAGCGCGTCTCGTCGTCGGGGTCGGGGAGGGCGATATCTTTCCATCCCGCTTGCCCTCCTTCGATACCGACTAACGGCGGCTCGATAGGCATACCTAACGAGGCCGGAGGAGGAGGCGGAGAGGAGGAACGGATGGTAAACTGGCACTCTACACCCCCCACGAAGTAGGGGAAGAAATCCTTAAAGGCGTCGACCACCTCCGCGTAGTGGATAGGGTCGTCGGTGAGCACGAAATTGCCGATCTTAACGTGGTAGAGGAGGGATTGCACCATCCGGTTCATAAGATTGGAGCAATCTCCATAACCTTGCCGGGAAGGGTCGTCGTCCCACGTCAAAATGAGAATGTTCACCGTGCACTTACCGGCGAGCCGGAGATGAAAGCCGGAGGTGGCCCGTACGGCGATAACCGGGGCCTTGTCCTCCCCAGCCTGCGGCCCGGCATAGTAACTGGGGATAAACCCCTGCACGACTTCGATAGGCACCGGCACCGCTCCCCGATCGATCGGGGATTTTAACCGGTAATCGGTTACCCACTTGCGGATCTCGGTAACGAGGCACCGCTCTAGGTCGAAGGGAGTTGCCCAAAAGCCAGTACTCTTATCGCTCATGTTTCTCCTCCTCCGCCTTCGGCACCCGCCGCCCCGTACTTGGTCCGGTTGCCCTTTAAGGCCTCGCTTACCCAGTACTCCGCCCGTTTCGTAAATTGCTCGCGGATGCGCGCCTCTACCTTCGGGAGCACCTCCTCTTGCTCCCGCACCATGTTAGCCACGGAGAGGCCGGTCTGCATTTGGACCGGGCCCCGTTTGGGGCCTTCCCGGGCGAAGACGTTGGCCCCGTAGCGCATAGTAGCGAGGAAAGCATGCGAAATCTCGGATTGCGTCCCCCGCACCTCCTCGAAGGCCACCCCGGTACTCGTCATGCGGGGAGAGAACATCTGAATCGGAAACCGCCGCCCGCTAACCCGGATTACCGCGACGAGGCGGCCCGTCGTGGCCTTCATTACGGTAAAACCCTTGCGGATATCCCCCTCCTTCAGGTTGTAGCGTTTAAAGGCGGCCTGGAGAGCCACCTTCTGGCCACTCTCGGCGACGTCGTTCAGCGTCCGCATAATGGCCCAATTCGCCCCTTCCGGCACGTTTCTTAGCCGGGCCTTAATCTCGTCGAGCTGCGGTATTTCGAAGGTAATCATCGGCTACCGGCTCTTAAAAACTTGCAGGTCGATCTCGTAGATGCCGTTCTCTAGCACGGCGGAGTCGATGCGGTACTGCACGTTATCCACATCGACGTAGGCGTTGGCCGCGATGCGGGCGTTACCCGGCACGTCGGCGGCGAAGAAGACGGCGGTAATGGCGTTATTGCTCAGCACGTAGTTAGTGCCATGACTATGTGTCCTGACGATGCGCTCCCAATCCGAGATCCAAAGGCACTCTAGTTCGACGAAGATCTTCCCCGCTCCGGAAAGGGAATTGGGCGGCGTGCCGCTCCCGTCGGAGAAGGCGAAGGTCTTAATCACCTTATCGAGGGAGAGGGCGGTATCCAGGCCCGCCGCGAAATTATCGTCGACCTCCGACATAAAATTAGCGTACGGCCACCTTGTCCTTCAACCGGTCGTTGCAAAGGGCGGCCAATAGCTCTTTTTTGCCCGGCTTAGCCGGTGCCGGTGCCGGTTTTTCTTCCGGCGGCGGCGAACCTTTACAATAAGCCACCGCAATCATCTTTTCTAACTCTGGCTCTAGTTCCGGCCCCGAGGCGGCGAGGTAGTCGATGTAGCTGGCCCCCTTCAAATTGGTATGCTGGTATTCCATTCGCTCTAGAAATACCCGTTAAAGGCATCGCCCCGCCCGTACTAATTTCTTCGGGGCGGGGCGAAGTTATTTCTCCCCTAGAGAAAAGAGAAAGTTAGTTCGAAACGCCGGAGTTCGTACTACACGAGAAGGCGCTCGTGTAACGATACTTTACGTCGACGAACATATTGGCGATCACCCGCACCTCCGCCTGCGTGGCCAAAGAATAAATGTCCACGACGAGGTCGAGACCCGCCCATTGCCCGATCATTAGCTCGTTCCACTTGCCGAAAACCACCCGGTTGCCGGTAATTTGGTTAGTCGGGATCGCCCGGTGGCCATTCACCGTATTGTCCGCCTCCCAGAAGAAGGCCGGGAACCAAATCGAGGTGTTGCGCGGATCGGATTTCGCGTAGCCCTTCCAGGCTCCTTTTACCTGCGGAGAGGTTATATAGGCGGCGGTATCGTCGAGGACTAAATTGCCGGTTTCGACCGCCGACTCGAAGGAAATTACCTGCGCCCAAGTCGGATAGCCCGATCCGAAAGCGACGGGAGGAGCCGCCTTGGTATAATCGTAGGGCGGGGTCGGCGGACCCGGATTCGCCGCCATGTTAAAGATGCCGGTCGGCTGGTTAGCCCCGGTGCCGTTCAGGGCCACATTATCGATGGCGATCTGAATAATTTGGATGAGATCGTCCCTCACAATATTTTCGATGTCCAGGGAAGATTGGGCTAACAGTTGCTTGGAGTAGTTGCACCAGCCACCCACGCGGTTGGGGCTAAGCACGACGTTATCCAGCTTCAGGTCGGATTCCGTGAGCGGGGCAATTTCGGTGTTCCACGAAACGGTCGCGGGGGCGTTTTGCCGAGGCATGGACAGATTGCCGACCAGACCGGAAATATAGCGGGCTCCGGCCTGCAATACCGCCGTGCGGTTGCGCAGTAGCGGAATTAAGCTCGGCTCGACAGTCGTTTGCACGCTTACCCCGCCGGTCGAGGGCGGGCTAACGGTAAGGTCGCGGGTGAGCGCCCAATCCGGCACATAAAAACCGGTCGGCTCGGTGCCGTGGATACGGGCCATTTCGGCGCTAACCTCCGCCTCTAGGCCGTCGAAGCGGCCCTTGCCCTGCATAGCGGCTAGCATATTATTCAGCCCCCTAACCACGGAATAGGTGCTCCGGTCGCGATGGGTAAAGCCGAGGCTCGAATCGATGGCCGTCGGGATAGGCCGGTTACCAGCCGCAGGCATCTTCTCCCGCAGGATGTAACCGGTGAAATCGGCCACGGTTTTACCGGTGCGGATAAACTCTTCCGCCTCCGTACCGGCGTTAAATTTTTGCCCGAAAGCCTGAATTTCCCGGATACGGATTAGCTCCGACTCGCGGATTTTAACCACGTCGATCGTCGGAACTTCAGCCTGCGGCGGAGTCGGAGAGGGAGTAACGGGATCTGCCATAAGATTAGCGCTTCTCTCTAGATTTACTTTTGCTTCGTCGGGCACCACGTCGTCGCCCTCCAAGCCTAACATGCGCACCTCGTAGAGTTCCGCTTCCCCCCGGTTAACCCCTACGGAAGGATCGGCGGGCACGGAGACTAAACTCATCTCCACCGGCTCCCAGCGGGAGACCTCGTAGAGATCCTCCATATCATCGTCGTCGCCGTTATCGTCGTCCTCATTAAAAAACCCGTTATCGTCGTCGCCATTGTCGTCGTCCTCGTCCCGGCGACGGACCCGGCCTAGTAGGCGCATGGCCCGGGGAATATAACCGGCGGAGATCTCCGTCTTTATACCATCCTGAATATCCCGGAGCGCCTCTTCTCCCGGCGGGTTGCGGCTAAGGAGGGCCACCGCCCGCCCCTTACCGTCGCTTACGGAATAGCTAACGATCTTGCCAATTTGCTGATTAAAATCGTGGTTCCACAGGAGCGGCACCGCCTGCCGATCTAGCCGGGCGGTATCGATGGCCCCCGGGGCGTGGCTAAGCACCTCCCGGAAAGTGCGGTCGCCCAGCTTGCGGCGCACCGGCATGCGGGAGGAGAAGCTAAAGGAGACCAGCCGTTTATCCGCATCGACAGTGCCGTTCTCGATCCGAGCCGATCGGTAGAGGGCGGGCGATTTTAAAGACTTTTCGCCCGGCGGTGGCGCGGAGCCGGGGTGCTTAGACCGCCAAGCGGTAAAACACATGGCGAGCCGCTGCTCGTTCGGTCGGTCGGGATCGGAATCGGCCAGCGCGTGCATGCACCGGGAAATGAAATCCGCCTGTTTCTCGTTGTCGGTCGGTTTAGGAATCGGCATCCTAACCTAAGATTTACTTTTTACTCGGGAGGCGGCTTTCCCGAGCTTCTCGACGAAGTGGAGCACCTCCCCCGGAGCCGGTTCAATCCCATAATCCGACACGTAGCTAACCATCCGACCCGAGCTAGGGCTTACTTTCTTCCTCGGGGGCTTCGCCGGGGGCGGGGCGGGCTCCTCCTCCGTCTCTTCTCCCTTTTCCGTTTCCCCTTCCGAGCCGGGCATCTCCGAGGTAGGAATGACGTTGGGATTACGGTTCGCTGGGTTCGAGAAAACGAGGCCCCGCTCCTCCTCTAGTTCCTTATCCCGGGCTAGCTCGTCGAGAAACTCTTCGTAGTCGATGCCGCGCTCGACCAGTTCCCGCCGCCGGGAGCTTAAGCCGCCATCGATCGCATTTAGAGCGCTGCCAATTTCCTTGGTTGGATCGACATAGGGAAACCCGCGCCCCTGCCACTCGATGTTAGCCAGGATTAAATCCGACTGCAGAATACTAGCCCCGGGGATAGCGTCGGAGAGGATGGCATAGGAGAGCCACTCCTCGAAGATCACCGCCAGCACATGGTCGGCGTAATAGCGCTGCAATTCCCGCCACCAATCATTTTCAATGTCTTTCGCCGCCCGGGCGGAGCTGTAATTGTAGGATTCGAAATCGGAGGCTAGGGAGTTATAAATTATCCCCACCCCGCAGGCGATCTTGCGCAGGTGCTGCTTGCGGAACTCCCCGTAGGCCGCGCCGGGCACCTGCGGGTCGAAGAATTTGAGCGTCTTGCCGAAGGGTAGCTCCTCCACGATCCCGGCCTGCAATTCGGAGATGGTCTCCCCGGTTTTGGTCTTGCCCTGACCCTCGTAGGGCTGGGCCCCGGGCTGCGACTCGATCACCCCCATCTTGGCGGCGAAGGCCCGCTGAGCGACGATCGTATACTCCTCGAATTTATCCAGCGTGCGGAGATCGAGGGCGTTGGCCCCGAACCAGGACATGCCGCGCACCTGACCGAGCCGGTCGGGGATAAAGACGTGCACGATGTCCTTAGCCGGGATGCGCTTGCGGGGGGCTTGCTGGTTGTTAGCGAAGAGGTCGGTTACCGGATAATCGATTACATGGTAGGCCACCGGCTTGCCGAAGGGGTTAACCTCTACCCCCATGGTTACCCGATTGCCGCCGGGAAGGGCGGTATTGTAGAAGATATCTAAGAAATCGTTCTCCAATATTTGGAGGGCGAAATTGAACTTATTCCCCGCCGCCGGGCCCCGGATAAATTGGATAACCACCTCCCCGTCCACGGCTAGGCGCTGCAAGATCTGCTTATCGATTTCGAGCCCGGTAAACAGTTGCCGGATCTCGTAGTTTTTGCGCCGCCGGAACTCCTTCCAGGCAGCCAGGAGCGCCGCGTTCAGCCGGGTATTCAGCTTGGGCCCCTTGAGGTTAGGCACCTTGGCCGCCAGCTTTATGCCGTGGTAGCCCAGGACATTCGACTTTAGCTCCCGGAGGAAACTTTTGACATAGGGGTTGTTCCTCTCTAAATCCCGCACCCGGGCCCGCACCACCCGAGACCCGTGAAAGATTTCGTAATTCCCGGTAGTTAGCCAGGCACTCCAGTCCGCCTGAGTATTGGACGGCATAGCCGCGTCGTAGATGCGGGTGGAGGTCTTTAGGCTGGGGAGGGCGATGGCGTTATAGCGCCGGGGATCGCGGGAGGGCACCGGCTTAAGGCTCGGCACGGGTAAAGGCCCATAACCGAAGAAGGAGGCGAGAGAAGAGAGAAAACCCATGGCAATGCGCTAGACGTAGGGATAGGGGTACCAGGGATACGGCCCGCCCCAGGGATTTTTAAAGACGGGGATAATAATGCGGGAGCGGGGATTGCCGCTGAGGGCCGCCCGTTCGTCCTGCACCCGCTGGTAGAGGTCGTTGCGCACCGCCCACAGCTTCGAGATGTCCCACAGGGTATAGGCCTTTCCGGCGAAGGTTACGGAGGAGGTGCGCTGGCTGAGTAGTTGTAGGAGCGTGGCGTCGCAGGCGGTTAGCTGTTGCTCCAGCATGGTCGCCGTCGGCACCACCGTACCGGGGGCGGAGATATCCGGGAGAGCGGTCACCGTCCCCTCCTGTAGCGTGTAGCGTTCCGGCACCGGGTTAGCTACGGCAATGGTATAAACGAGCGTCCCGGCGGGAAGAGTGGAGGTCTCGCCCGGCGGCACTAGCCAGTAAAAGATATTCCCTTGCAAAGTGGCCACCGTCGGCACCTTTACCGTGCCGCTAGCAAAGGTTAGCGTGGCCGTCCAGGGGCCATCCGTCGCCCCGGAACCATATTCCCCGGCGTCCATTTGGAAGGCCCAGGAGTCGCCGATGGTTAGGTTATCCGGGAAAATGACCGTGGAAGGCGGGGCAAAACCGGGTCCGGGATAGTAACCGTTCATAAAAAAATGGCCGAAAATCGCCGTTTAAGGGCGAATAATCCGCGAATTACGGCTAGAAATACTTATTCGAAGAGGGGGACCGCCTCCGGATGCCCGTTTAGCACGAAACCGAGGTTACGGCGGAGGGCGGGAGAGGTAAGCCGTTCCCGCCGCCGTTCCCGCCGGTTGCGGTTCTCCGGATCGACTAGGATGATTAAATAGGGGGCTAGATCGCGCATAAGGAGAACTAGCTTCGAGAACTCCTCGCGAGTTAGGTAGGGGCGGTAACGGAGAAGGGAGGCGGCCCGGGTGCGGTTCAGGCTTTCCGGATCGATTAGCCGGGGCGGTAATTCGGCATAGAGAAGGCGACGCACCTCCAGAATGGTTAAGTCATACAACTCCCTACTGCGGGTCTCGGTTAACCCGTAAACTAACATAGCGCTATTCGCGCATTGATAGCGGCGTAGCTCGAACCAACCATCGAGAAAGGAAGCGACATACCAGCGTTGCGCCTCCCGCTCCGCCGGGTCGGTCACGGTGCTTTTTATCCCGGCCCGGATGCGGAAAACGAGATCGTCGATGGCCTCCCGGCTCTCCTTCTCCCCGTTGGTATGTAGCCGAGGCAAAATGCCCTCGTCTAGCTCGGTATAATGCTCGGCGCGGGCCCGGGCGGTAGAGACGGCGGTGCGGAGCGTATTGGTAATAAGATGCGAAAGGAAGGTAAAGGCGCTCCCCTTCTCCGCATCGAAACGGCGCAGGGAGCGGATAAGCTTATAATTGATCTCCGAGAGTAGCTCCTCTTCCGAACGGTAGCGGGTAGTGCCGTTAAAGCGGATCAGGGTTAACGCCCGTTCCCGGATAAGCTCGACGATATCGGCCAGCGCCGCCGGGTCCTCGGTGCGGTTATAAACCGCGATCAGCGGCTCTAGCCGGGCGTTATCGAGGTGGAGGGAGGCTCCGCCTCGGGGGTTGTGTTTCGAGCGGAGATTCATGATTTAAACCACCCCCTCCCGGGTAGGAGCCGCTTTACCGGTAAAAGTGGGCGAGCTAAGGCCGCCAGGGTAGCCGGAACCGGGGTCGGCGTCGGGGCGGGCGGAGGCGGGGGCTCCGCTTCCGGCGAAGGAGGCGCTTCGGGCCGCCAGTCGTTTTCCGGCGGTTCGGCAAACGAGGCCCGGATCTTATCCCAGGCGATGTTAGGTAGCATCTCCAACGCGGCTAAGCCATAAATGCGCGCATCGAGGGCATGATTCGGGCGGCTATGGATGGGCACGAAATAAGGAGCGCTGCTCCCTTTTACCATTTTTTCGGCGGTTAGTTGCTCGAAATATTCCTGGTCGTAACCGCAGGAGGGGTTAGAAGGGAAATGCTGGTAGGAGGGGCCATACTCCAGGACGGTATTCAAGGCGCTATAGAGCCGCTCCTTCGGCCCATCCACGGCCAGAATGAGCAAGTTGGCGTCCCGTTTGCCGGAGCGCTTCACCCATTGCGGGGTGTAGCCCCGACTCCCCTTCACAGCGAACCAATACTGGCGGCGGCAGCGGCGAACATAGGCGTAGGGCTGGGTCGGCTTATCCGAGCTATCGATGCAAACGGCGGCGGGCCAGATCCAATGGCCGCTCGCGTGCCGCCACCGCTTTAGTAGCCACTCGTCTAGCTCGGCGAAAACTTCCGGAAGCTCGGTATTGCCCCGGAAACTCTTATAGGCGATGCCCCAATTTTCCTCCCGTACCCCGTGCCCGAGAATTTCGCACTCCAGCCTATTGTGCTGCACGTCCACGCCCGCCGTCAGCACTAGGCACCTCTCCGGAACGACAATCTCCCCCTCGAACTCGGGGTACTCCTCCCGCCGGGACATTATATTTATGTGGTCGGGCGGAGGGAGGGTCTCTAGGGTATAGGTCTCGGCCAGGATTAGATTTTGAAAGGTTTTGCGCCCCTCTAACCCCAGCCGTTCGGCCCGGAAGAAGCGGTCCACGAGATAGTGCAGCCAGGATTTAAAGCCCCTCCGGCAAGGCCCGAGCACGATAAAGGCGTTCGCCCAGTAGCCGTAGGCTCCCCGGTTATCCGGGCGGGTAGCGATCCAGCGCCCCTTACGCACTAAAGCCTGCCGGGCCTTATCGTCGTAGCGCGTCTCGCAGGCCGGACACTCGACGTAAGCCTCCTCGGTTAAATGCACCTTGCGCCCGGTCCGCTCGTCGATCCGCTTCGGCCAGCGGATATCCTTCCACATTATCACGAACTCGTTCCGGCACTTGGTGCAGCGCACGAACCACTTCCGGTAATCCGTGCCCTCCATCTCCGTGGCGATGCGGGACATATCGGTCAGCGTGGGCGTGCTCGTTTTTACGGAGAAGGCCTCCGGATGACGGAAGGAACGCTGCTCGACCAGGGTAATCGGATCGCCCTCCGACTCGGCGCTCTCCGGATATCTATCCACCTCGTCGAAGACGCCCCAACGGGCGGTATGCGCGGATAACTGTGACGCGGAGTTAGCCCCGCCTAAAACTATTTATCCCCCGACAAAAGTTTTATGCAGGATGGTATTCGACCCCTCGCCCAGCTTAGACTTGCGCACCGCCTTCTCCATCTTCTCCCGCACGGGCGGGCAGGCATTGACGAGAGGGGTAAAGCGGTTTTTCGACCAGTGGGAGGCGTTATCGATGGTAGGGTGGACGGCCACCACCGTGCCCGGATTCTGGTCAATCATCCACAGGAGCCCCCCCTCGATAATGCTGCTTTTGCCGAGCGCCTGGCTGGCAAACATGAGGGTTAGGCTATTGCAGGCGGGATCGGCGAAGGCGTTGAGGGGCTCGATCTGAAATTCGAAATTCCGCCAGCGCCCGGCAATGGGCGACCCTTTAGGCGCTACCCTATACTTCTCCTGCCATTCCGCCGGAGAGAGGTAGGTGCGGGGCTTTAGTAGTTCGAGGAACTCCTTTAGAAAATCGTAAACCGCCGGGTCAGATACCCATATCGTCGGGCGTAAGGGCGGCGGCGAACTTCGGGCGCGCCTTGCTCGGAGCGCTTTCTTCGCTTTCCTCGCTTTCTTCGCTTTTTTCGGACCGGAGTTTGGATTGGGCGGCGGCGACATCTTCCAGGAGCACCGGCCAGGAGGAGAGGTTCTTCAGGAAGTCCTCTTTTTCGCGGCGGGATAGCTCCGAGAGCGTAATTACTGTCGAGAAGACGTCCGCCAGGGCGGTGAACCCTTTCGTTAGTTCCGCCCGGTTTAAAACCTCCGCCCGGGTAATGGCATTCTCCAGGGCGTAGCGCGCCGTTATCTCTCTTTGCGTCTTTAACTTCTCCACGTGCATAGAGCCGAAGAGGGCCTCGACCAGCTGCTCCGTCGTGTACAGGCCGTCCTTATCCGGGGAGGCGGAGACCTCGTTAAGCCTCCGCTTAAGCGTGGAGTTGTTCACGCCGAACTCCCGGGCCGCCTTCTCGACATTCCAGCGCAGCGGTGCGTGCTGCGGGACATTGGATTTCGTCGGGAGGCTAGGCATAACGCTAAAGAATTACCGAAGAAGGCCGAAGACGGCTGGGAAATGTAAGATTATGAATATACTATCTCTTCTCCTTCGACTCGTCGGTGCTTCAATGCTCGGAACCGCTTCTTACTATTTCGCAAAGGGCGCATACGCCACTTGGCAACTGTGGGGCTTCGGCGGGGAAATTTCTTCCCTCTTAATCTTCGGTCTGGGAGCGATCTCTTTCGTCGCCGGTGTATGCGCTTTCCTACTGCTCTTTTCTCCGTCTCGTTCTGGGGAAATGTAAAAGTATGTTAAAGAAATCTCTCTTCATCCTAACGGCGGTGGCCTCCTTAAGCCTGACCATCGCGAATGCAAACGCGGGAAGCGCTTACCCGGATTCGGTTATCCGGGCCGCGCACCGGCACGGCTATACCGATAAGCAGATCCAATTCTGCGCCGCAATGCACATGGTCTGGGATAGCTCGGATAACTCCTTCGTCGATGGGACTCTCAATGCGCAACAACGAGCGAATTTCGCCGCTATTACCAGCGGTAAAGCGCACCCGAACCGGTGGATGTACCTAACCCCGGACTTTAACTGGTTCGGCTATCTCGACGGGGATGGCGTCCTGCACCGCTTTCAAGCCGACGCGGCGCGCTACGACCGGAGCACCAACGATTACCAGGTGCAGATCCAGGGCCGCTGGTTATCGGTCGGCACGGATATCTCCCGCCTAACCGACTTCTAAGGCGATGACGTTAATCCTCTTCCTTCTCTTCGGCGGGATCGCCGTCGTATGCTTAACTATCTTCGTTTGCGGCGAAGCCCTCCTCATCGCTATCGGCAAGACGCTCGAGCCTCCTCTACCTCGGCTTTACCGGGGTCTTTCTCTACCTGGCCGGGTATGGTCTTTACCTTGCCGGATCGTTCCTCTGGGCGGTCTTCCACTAAGCGAGTTTTAAGATGGGCTTCGGCCCGCTCGTAAAGAACGGCATTAGCCCGGTGGACAGCTTCCCAGCCTTCGGCGTGTATCGTCTCCAGCATCGCTGCCAGCTGCCGGTCCGTCACGAAAAGCGCGTTCGCCAGTTCGCGGATCAGCCGGACGGTTTCTTCGGAATCCATTCTTTTACATTCTTAACCCGATAACCCCACTTTTCAGTGGGGTTTTTTTATAGGCCTATTTCTTATAATTTCTATACGCAATAGGTTATCGCGGTCGCAGCGCTCGCCCCCCTACCGGTATCGCGGAAGGACCCGAATAATTGCACCGCAATAGGGAACCGGGCCGAAATTCCCGAAATCGGGACGGTTTCATCTCGAACTTCACGACGAACTTCACGCCGCCGATAAAAACTTCACGGCGCTTTTCACCGCGTTGTGCATCTTCGATCTCGGGAATTCACGATATCGAATTGCCCCCCGGCGAGGAGACCCTAGAAAATTCGCCCCGTACCCCCATGCTGCCGTCGAACTTGCTCGCTCTGATTCAACCAGTAATCCTTCACGAACGCCTTGTATTCCCCGACCGTCACCGTGCGCGGCCTGCCGTCGCCCGCGCCGAAAGGAACGTAGACCCGGTAAACGACCTGATTGTCGTCGCTTTTATTATCGATAGGCTCAATCACGTTCGGAAAATTTAGCCTCGTGCCATCCTACCTCGTAGGCTAGCCGAACGAGGGAATCGTTATCGAGCAGCCAGCAAAATAGCTCCTCGCCCGCTAGATCCTTCGGCGGTACGGTGCGACCGCACCTCGGACATAGATGGCGGCGTTCGAGTTCCTCCTCTAAAAGCTTCTGGAATTCCGGGTCTTTATGCAATATCATCGGAGCCCTTTCGTAAGGAATAAAAGACGGTTAATGCGTGGTAAAAAACCAAACGACAAAACCGAGCCCGAGCAATAACCCGACAACCCCGATAATCGAGGCGGTCAAATACGGGAAATCCTCAAACATCGGTCTTCGGTTTCTCCTCACCGCTTTTTCGGGCCGCCGACGGTTGTCTGCACGGTTCCGGAGCAATTACTGGTAGTTAATGTTAGCGAGATTCGATTTTGTTCTTTTTGCATAATATTTCGTTCGCGCTCGTAGCTAATACTCGTCCGGATTATCGCAATGCAATTCCCAATGCTCGACCGGCGGCGGTTCCCGACGAGCGGCGATTTCGGCCAGAATTTCCTCCCATTCGAAACCGGCTTCTTGCAATGCGCTCCGCCAGGTTATTAAACCGTCGCTCACGGATCTTAATTATCCGGGTTGCCCGGCCCGCCTTTATCTAGGCCGGAAGCTTTAAAAAGCTCCCGCGTCGTTTCGAAATGAGCGATGCTTTTATCGATGGCATCGCGGGCGGCCATTAATCCGGCCAGGAAACCGTCCATGTAGTCGTTCGGGCTTTCCCGCATTTTAAGCGGCACGATATAGCTTTTTCCTTTTTCGCTCATAAACCGGCTAGCTCCAGATATTCCCTCGGCACGTTAAGAGGGTCGATTAGCCCGCAATTTCTACAGCGCATGATGCGGAAGCGATCGTTGAGGATAGATATCGTTTCGAAAAAGTGCCCCACCGCGTGGCCATCCACGACTTGGCATAGCCAATCCTCTCCCGGCTCCGCCCAATAATCCGCACGCACGATTTTCATTTTGGCCTACAAAAGAATCTAGAGCGGCAAAACGCTAATCCATAACAGGCTTTTCCCTTCTTAGCCTACGGTCTTCGCTAGCACGAACCGTGGCGGCGATCTTTTGCAAAATCTCGCTAAACTCGAAAAGCTGACTGGCGTTAAACGGTAACGGCCCAATAATTAACGGTCGACCGGAAATAAAATCGCAAGAGGTAGCGGTTAGCCAGATATTTTTCCGCTGCCACTCGACCACGATCGAACCCATCTTAAAAACGAAGACCGCTCGATGGATGGACTTAAAGGCGTAGTAATCCGGCACGCCGGGTAATTATCGCCCGCCCGCACAGTAGCCCAAGAGGAAGCAAAGCCCGATTAAAACCACGCAGCAACCACACCCCCGCTTAACGGAGGCCGGAAGCGCTAGCGCGCAAAATAAGGCAAGGAGAACGATTAGGGCGGTCATTTAACGCGAGCGGGCGTAAAAGAGGCTACAATCGGCTGCTAGGGGCCTTCACGGACCGCTTATTAAAGTCTCCCGTCGAGAAAACCGACCGCCTGACCGCCAACGCAAACAATAAAGGTCGACCACCCAATTCTGTCATCATAGCAGTAGTAGCGCACCCGCACATCCTTTGCGGCGACCGGCAACGGGGCTAACACTTTGCGGAGATGCAAAATTAATTGCGCCCGCGTCTCTACTAACACGACAGTGCGCATCGAGGAATCGAGGTCGCCACGTTGCTGTCGAAAACGGGTCGTAACTTATGCCGCCTTTCTCGCCTCTTCCTTTTCGGGGAGGTAGTAACGGTGATCTATCCGGATTATTTCACCTTCTCTAACCGCTCTTTTTAAGACCGTCGTAATTGTATCCCTCGACCATTGGGGAAATTCTTTCTTCAGTTGGTATACGCGCACACCAGCTCCAGCTTCCGAAATGAAGACTTTTATCGCATTAAATCGTTGTAGATAATTTAAATTAAAAGCCTCTAGTTTAACTTTCGCCGCTGCTTTGGAGCCAATTATCGCGTTTTCCTTTGCTCTTTTTGGGTTTTCTTTTTGCCAATTAAGCATAGCTGGGATACCTATTTTTCGACCTTCGCTTAATTGTTCGGCGGTTTTCTCCGGGTTCTCTTCACGCCATTTCTTTCCGGCGGGAATTAAAACTTCATACGCCCGTGTCAGCACTTCATCGGGATGCTCGGCTTGCCAAGTAAGGATGCCCTTCGCTATTTCTTCCCCAGTTTTCCCTTTCCGCCAATGGGCTAGGGCGGTTAGCCCTTTTAAGATGCGTGCCGCATCTTTTTCCGGATTTTCCATTTTCCAATTATCGAGGGCGATTCGCATCCTTTCGACATTGGCTTTTGCTTCCTCCGGATAAAGTTCGCGCCAATCAGCCATCGCTTGGACCGCGATTTCTTGGACTAGTTTTTCGTGTTCGGGGTGTTCCTTCCTCCACTTAAGTAGAGAGGATATGGCATTGAGTCCACCTCGCTTGCACGATTCCCGAAATTGTTCATAATCTCGCAATGCAAAAGCTGTTAAATAATTGGATCGCTTTATCGGGTCTTGCCAGGCGGCCCTCCTGATCGCCGAGCGCGCCAGGGATTTTGCTAGAATCTCAAAAAGCTCTCCAAATTTAACCATCTCTAAAACATCAACCATAAAAAAGGTTCCGGGGGGAACGTTTTCGGGGTTAGGGTTGCGATTTCGCGAAGAGGTAATCCGCTACCCGCGCCATGCACTGCATGTTGCGCTTAAAGGCCTCCACCTTTTTGCGCGGGAGGAGGTCGAGCATGGTCGCTACTTCTCCGAAAAGGATTTCCATCTTGGGGAACCCCTGCGATTGCGCGATTAGTTTATCCAAGAACCGCTCGAACTTGGGGTCCAGATCTTGGGCGGCTTTCGCCTCCTCTTCCGCCCGGGCCGCTTCTTCCGCGCCGATGCGGGAGGCTTCCTCGGATTCCCGGGCTTCCTTCTCCGCCTTTTCCGCCGCCGCTTTGGCCAGGGCCGCTTCTAACTCCTTGGCTTTAGCCGCTTCCTTTTCCGCTTCCGAAGCCTGGCTTTCTTTAGCCGCTTCCGCTTGCCGCTTCGCTTCCACTTCCGCTCTTTGCGCCTCGCGTGCGCTAGCTTCCGCCCGCGCTTGCGCTTCCCGGGCTTGCTTCTCTAGGGCGGCCTTCTCCGCCTCTAAGCGGCGCACTTCCGCCTCGTGCCGGGCTTTCGTTTCCCGGGCGATGCGTTCCTTCTCCTGGCGGGCTCTCGCTTCCTTCTCCCGCGTCGCCCGTTCCGCCGCACGCTTCGCTTCCTCCGCTTCGCGGAGGGCCTTTACCTTAGCGTCCTCGTTCGTTTGCGCCCAATGCTCGAACAGGGTCGGGTTAACTAGACCCAACCGGCGGAGCTGCTCCGCCATCGGCTCTACCGGGGTGCCATTGTAATTAATAATCTCCGACGGGATGAGGCTTTGGAACTTATTAATGAGGTCCAGGTCCCAGTGCAGGTTGTGCCCCGCCGAGACGTAGAGGTTGATTTTTTCGACGGAGAGCTTAGGAAACAGTCTTTCGACCGTGCGATCCCAAGCGGCGGGCGTGGCGTTCATGAGGTAGGCTTTTTCCCGCATGTGCCGGAAAGCGAGGCAACAACAGCCGAGATTGACCGTGGCCTCGAAGTAGCACTTATCCATGGCCCCGAAGTACTCCTTGGGGATGGAGCTAAGCTTGCCTAACTCCGAATTTAACCAATCGACTAAACTAACTGACTGACTCATTTTAACGTAATACCGGCCTGGCTACCGGCGGGTTGCGCTTAGTTTAATTCACCGCAACGGGAGGGAGGTTTAACCTTAAACCTCCAAAAGAAATTCTATTTCAGTTATACATTTCGCGGCACTGACGCGCTTTTTATGTTACGGTCTCCAATGCTGCATCATCGCTACTAATGGCCGCCCATTGCGGGCGGCGCTCGATGCGTGGCACGATCTAAGGCGTTGCTCTGGATGGAAAAAAGGAAGTTCATTGCTATAACGGCCAAGAACGTAAGTAATATGATCAGCGCCACAAAATAGTTCATCTCGATGCTCATGCGTTGCCAGTGCGCTAAACTTTTTTCGTGCTCCGCCTCGCGTCTTTTCGCTTCCGCTAAGTAGTCGTCCATCGCGCTCATCGGGGCCAACCCGGCAACTGGTGTAAGGCATAGAATTCGGGGTTAAAGAAATCCGACAACATCCAAAAAATGTTATCGGCAATGATCTGCAAATTGGACAGTATAACCAGGGCCAGTAGGATAAAAACCACTACGTCGCTTAAGACCAGAAACCAGCCCGGGGGCCGCATGGCATCCTCGGTGGCCGCCACGAGCGCCGCTTTAGCTTTCGGCCACAGACGAGCCGAGGCCCAGATCAGTACGGCAATAAACAGCACGCGAGCGGAGGCGGCTAGAAAAGAGCTGACGCCATCCACGTAAGCTTGCCGGACCAGCACGCCCCAGAGATGCTC